TTATTAACTAAAACCTAAAGAGATGGAATGTAGAGCAAAGTCGGATAAAGCAATGAATAACCAAGAAAGGTTTGAACATTGGATGAGAGTTATAATTCAACACAAAGACAGAGCGTCTTTTGAGAAAATGGACAAAGCTATGAGGCTTGTACCAATACATTGATAAAAAAGAAACACTATGTTGATAAAAGAAAAGCGTAAGAGGATATACAACCATATCGTCTTGCAAGGAGAAATTGTCTATAAAACCGATAGACTAATCAAATTTGAAAACACATTTAAGGAACAAATGGTTTTTTACGACAATATAACTCACAAAATAATAGCGAGGGAAGTTAAAGGAAAGCTTATAAAAGCTTAAGCATAAATGAGTTAAAAAAAAGTAAGCAAAAAGTCAACATTTTATAACTAAAACGTGGAATTATATGTAATTTCGCGTTTTTACTTTAAAAAAGAGACGTAAGTAAGATTAGTTTAATCAGTGACAAATAAACGGAAGAGATAAGTGATGGATAGGATTCTTATAAACTTAATGCTAGCGATAGTTTCTTGCTCTGTATTGATAATAGCATCAACGATAATACAAAACAATGTACAAAGGAGTATGTTGAAAAGAAAAGGAGAATTGTATATAGCAATAAGACTGTTCTTAGAAGATGAAAGTAATTCAAGTAGAGAAGAACTGATATCAATGGAGATAGAAGAAATGGATAGGGAGGTTGAGAGTATATTAAACGATGACTATGTGTCTAAAAATTTAAGTGAAAATATACTAAAAAGCAATATGCCTTATATCCATAAATACTACATCATAGCAGTAAAAAACAATTTATATAAAAAGGAGAGGAAAAAGAAATTCTAATAAACAAAAACTAAAGCAAAGATTTAGTTTTTAAATAGATAAAAGCCTATGACAACAACAGAAACCTCGATAGATATTGATCTATTGAGTTCAACGCTAATGTACGTTGTAAAACCAACCATTAAAGAGTATTACGCGTCTAAAGCTAAAAAGCTAATGGATGAATGGCAAGGTAACTGTTGTGCTCAAACGGCAGTTGTGGTTGCTAATATCATGAATTCATCAATAAGTAAGCTAGGATATACTATAAAAGCATATCACGGAGACTTCATCGATATTATTAAAGGAAATCAAGTAGAGTATAACCATTGTTGGGTATACTGTGAACATAGAACTGATGCGGATATGTCGATATTTATTGATATAGGCAGGACTTCTAAGCCTTGTTTAGTGATGTTTCGTAAAACTAACACTTACGACAAATCTATTCCTGAATATAGATACCAATACGTGCCTAAGTTCGTGGAAATAGATTATAAAGCATCGCTTCAAGAAGTAGAGTATTTCACTAGTGAAAAGGGAATTATAGCTTACAAAGCAATATTAGAAAGAATATCTAACCAAAAACTATTTGATGATGAAAAATGAATTTATTCCAAAAGAAGAACCTAAACAAGAAACGCTTGAAGAAGCTGCTAAAAAGTTATACCCGTATAATGATGGATTTCAAGTAATGGATATTGATATTAGTGAACAGTTACAAATAGCATTCATTAGGGGCGTGAACTGGCAACAAGAAAGAAGTTATAGTGAGGAAGAAGTTCTTAGGCTATTAAGAGATTTTAATAACCTTATAGGAGATGTTGAAAGTGTAAAAGAGTGGTTTGAACAATTTAAAAAACAAAATAATAATGAATAAAGAAACAAGCGTTCAACAAGGATTCCATGAGGCAAATGCAGAGCAAATAAGAGAGGTAATTCATGATTTCGTGCCAATACTACTCAAGACTAAGCAAGACTTTGGTAACGAAATAGGTTACTTACAAGCAAGAGTATTTGTAGATGAAGCGTTAGTTAAGACTAAGCTTATTGAAAAGACTTCTTGCGCAAGTGCAACTTGTTCATTCTGCTGTCACGACACGATCTTTGTATCTCATGATGAAGGAGATTACATTAAAAGAATTGTAAGTGAGAAAGGTATTGTGCCTAACGCTGACAGAGTTGACAAGCAGAAAAGAATGAATCCTAACATCAAATGGATAGATAAGGCTTGCCCGCTACTGCTTGACGAAGATGAGTCTGGACAAAGAAAATGTTCTATATACGAAGATAGACCACTTATTTGTAGAACCCACAATAGTACTGAGAACCCTGAGTTCTGTGACAAGTCAAAATACCCAAAAAGAACTGTTGGGGAGTTGAAAGCTGTGATGATAGAAGGTATTGTAATGTCGTCTATGTTAGCCGGCAACAACAAATCTAATCTATCTCAAGATAGTTTAGTGCCTTTACATAGCATCTTGTAATGAGTGAAGGTAAGAAGAAAAGGAGTTCGAGTTCAATCTATAAAGGGGTGAACTTCAACACGCGTTCTGGATTGTTTTGCGCCTCAATAACGCATAAAACAAAAAGACATTATCTAGGAGGATTCGAAACAGCAAGAAAAGCAATTCAAATAAGAGATGCCTACATCTTAAAACATAATCTAGACGTGCCTTTACAAGTTTTAAGTAGGCCGGTTGAAATCAAATAACAACAATCAAAACCTTAAAAACAAGCTTATGAAAATAGATGAGTTAACAAAAGGAAAGTGGTATGGCTGTAGTTTCTGGACTAAAGACGTCATTAAGTTTGACCATGCGGAAGCTAATAAAGCTTATTTTTCAGAGTGGATAGACGAGCGTCGTTCTCATAATTCAATAGACTGGTTCTTTATAGAGCCAAGATATGAGTTCTTCGAAGTTAGTCAAGAGGAATTAAGACAGAGACTACCTAGAGGTCATGCAGATGCATTTCCATCAAACGAAGAATTAAACTTCGATACAATGGTAGACGGTCAGTGGTATAAGTTTAACTGGCATTGGCACAAAGATGTTTATGGTTGTTTTGATAAAAAAGAGTCTGATAAAAATACTTTTACAACAAGCAAAGGTGTTTGGCATTGGCACGGACCTGATAAATTTAAGAGTCGTGAATCTCATTGTTTTTCAACGATGTCAAACATCGTAGCGGAGTTTCCAAAAGAGTTTCCTGATGTGAAAGAAAATGTATGGAAAAAGGGTGATTTATTTACAGTTAATAGAAACAATCCATGGGCATCTCGCCTTGTCATAGGTGTAGAGTACGAGGTTTTTATTGTAAATAATCACTCGTGTCTTACTGTAGATCAAAATGAAGCTGCAACGGGAGGTCCTATGCTGAGAGGAGTTCCTTTCTCGAGTATGATCCCAGTCCCGGTAAAAAGGACTGAAGAAGATGCAAGAGAACGCGACAAACATGAATATCCTAGTGAAATTAAAAAGCAAGAGTCTGAATGGCGGGAAAAGTGCCTTAGAAATCAATTTCCAGTTCATCCAGATGATACATTTAAACCTATTAGTGGAAACATAACGGTTCCTGGTAAAACAAAAGAAAGAAATCAAATTACCGTAGAACAAATTAGCAACATAACAATTAATAAATAAATCAAAAATGAAGAATTCCACAACAAAGTTATCATTATTCGTGGCGTTAGCACTAGCAATCATTAAAGGAGACGATGCGGAGGCTACTGCGATTAAGATTCAAAAGAAAGCTATTTCTGTTCTAACCGCTCAAATTGCAGCCAAAGAGTGTCATACGCTTACTTTAGAAGAAAATTTAGAAAGCAATGAACACGAATTAGCTACCGCAAGAGTTAATGGAGGAAACTTAATTAAAGACAACACGTCTTACATCACGATATTGTTAACTAGGCGAAATTCAGTTTCTTTATCTAAAGAAGTTCTGAACAATCATCTAGAAGAAATTGAATTTCTTAGAGACGAACTAGAAGCTGCTAGAGGATAGTAAATTTTAGAGAGTCACGTTAGCAGACACGAAATACCGATCGCCTAGGGGATTGCGTTATAGAACGCGGGTTAATTGATGACTCTCTTAAAATACGGCGCGGATGTAACTCAGTTGGTAGAGTCAAAGTTTTGTTAGCGTGTGTACAGCGTGCAATGAGAGTGAAAAACAAAACGGGAGCCGCGTGTTCGATTCACGTCATCCGTACAACTGAGACCACTAATCCATCGTTAGTATCTAGTGATTGCAATAGACTACATTATTTATAGTGGGTAGAATTGAGAAGATTGAGTGTGAAGTTGAACTCAAAAAAGAATTAAAGACTTTGTTATGACCTAGATTCAGAAGAGATTTTTACTCTTTAGATACCTGAACGATTTAAACGAAGTTTTTAAGCGTGGATTTTTTTATCAGACGAAATTATTTTTAAACGCAAACGGGATTGTAGCTCAGTTGGTAGAGCGCTTGTTTGGAACCTGGGTCATCGCGACTCATTAAGTACACTACAAGAGGTCGGAGGTTCGAATCCTCCCTTGCCTGCGAATTGATTTGTTGACTTATTATGAGTTTTTGTTTGGACGGGAGTTCGACTCTCCCCGGCTCCACGAAACGTGCCGTGTATAGCGTGTTGGTTTGGTTAGCCGATGTATAAATAACCAAAATTAATGGGGCCGACCGGTTTTGACAGCAATACACAAGTAGTAAAGAGAATTGATTTAAACATAACTGCAAAAGTTATAAACCTTTTCAACGCTCCAATGAGATTGGCAGCGTAGAGACGAGACTTGGGAGCGCGTTAAGCTCCCTAAATTGGGGATAAATTAAATGTCTATTAAAAAGGCTGTGTAATAATATATATTAAAAAGCGCAGAAATATTTTTAGAATAGGTATTGGCATACAAATCGTGTACACGATATGTGTGTGACAGGTTCGATTCCTGGAATCTTCACAAAGTATTTATTAATTAAAACAAAAACAAAAAAATGGAACAAAGACAAAAAACTAGAACAGGTAAGAGTTGGAGCGAGAGAGACACAGCTACGATTGAATTTCATTCTCAAGGAAGGAAGGCTAAAGAAGCTTGTGTAACCTTAAATGAAATTCTGGTAGATAGAACTCCAGCAGCCATACTTGGTAAAATCTACGAAGTACAAGCTGTAGAGAGAAATAAAGCGCTTAAAATGTTAAGAGATAGCGAGTCTCAGGTGAAACAATCCAACATGGTAGAGCTGGAAGAACTGTTGGTCCTAGGCGCTATAGATGTGACCAGGCCGAAAGCTGTTAATGAAAGAATCGCTGATCTGATGAACGACGAGTACAGAGAAGATATCGAAATTCAAGAGTTAATTAGCTCTGAAAAAACTAGTACTCATAGGTTTGTTCTAATCAATGGGCAAATGGCTATGTCTGTTGTTGATGGAAAGTCTATTATCTCTGAAGGATCTATGAGTGATGGTTTCCACGAGTCAGTTTCAAGCGACTTTGAAATTGAAGGCACATTTACTATTAGAAAAATCAATAAATTAGTATCAATAGAAAACTAAAGCAACGCATTAAAAAATAGAAATTATGCCTATAGACACAATTCAAGAATACATTGGAAAGAAGATTAAAGTAACCTACGACGCTCTTGACGGAGAAGACTTTTACGACGTGGTTCAATTAAATGACGACAATGAGGTAGTGATGGAAAGATCTTCCAGGAGCGAAGAGCCATTCGCGGTTAGTCAGTCGTGGTTCAAAGGAGACATGGGTAGAATAATAGAAATTTTAAAATAAAAAGAAATGGATAGAAGCAGATTTGATGAGATAGTTGACGCTACTCTAGAACAGGTAACTGAAGTTCTAACTGTGAAATCAGCTGAGTACTCAAGAAACGACGACCCATTGCACAACTTCAATGTTGGAGCAAGAAAAACGGGCATTCTTCGTGAGAAAGTAATATCAGGCATGGCTCTTAAGCATGAGATATCTATTGACGACATCATAGATGACATTGAAAATGGACAACTTCCTACTTACGAGATGTTGAACGAGAAGTTCGGAGACGCTATTAATTATCTCATTCTAAAGAAAGCGAGTATAATTGACAGGATTGAAAACAAGAAACTTCCTTTCTGATGGGTAAGCTAGTGGAATTTAACACAGCAAAATTAGCTAAAGAGAAAGGGTTTGACTTAGATGTTTATGATGCATTTGTAGATGAAATGCCGTACAGGTGTCCTTTGACAGAGCAATTTAATCGAATTGATTTTCCTTTAAAAGCGATCTCAAGGCCAACTCAATCAGAACTTCAGGCTTGGCTACGTGAGAAGCATAGGGTACACGTATCTGCTAATCCATGGAGAGATGACATGCATGATGCTTACAAAGAAGAGATTCCTGAAGAAGGCTTTCAAATTCTTTACGAAGGAAATGTAGTCGATGTCAACGACGACTGGAATACGTTTTCAGACTTTAGTTATTATCATAGTCATGAAGAATGTCTTGAAGACGTGTTAATAGAGGGACTAAAACTTCTTAAAGACAAAAAGGATGAACTTGACTTTTCACAACTCACAGACGTGGATTTCAACGACGTAGATCATAATGACGCACCTGACTATGTTGACGCTTATGTATCAAGAGCTTTATACAAAGGCTTTCCTGCTACTCAAGATGAGATAGATGTTATTAACGAAAATAGTGAATTTGTACATGATTCGTTATTTAATCAATTGAATTAATGGATTTGGAGGGGATCGACCGAGTAATAAAGATGTTATTTCTTGGGAACCAATAGAGAACCAAAATAAAATATAAAACTATGAAAGAGGTTATAAAAAAATATTATCCTTTTTGGGTTGGATTGTTCTTGTTTATAACCCTTATAGGCAAGGTGTCTCAATACAATAAAGGTTGGTCTTTGTTAGTGATATCGGCGTATGTTTTTGGATATTTTAGATTAACTGATTTAAACTAATATATATGAATTACGATAAATGGAAGTTAGAAGAGCAACCTGTAGAACTAGATAACGAGTGTGATTTTTGTGGATTCCCTTGCGTTGGAAAGTACTGCGATAAGAATTGCGAAAAAGCATACGAAGAAGAAAATTAAAAATCAAACAAAAAGAAGTTAACCTGTCGTAGTCACCATTCCATTCTTCGCCATAAGGAGAAAGCGGTAATAACCTACGACAGCGTTTTCTTTTTCCACAACAAGAAAAAATAACTCTAAAAAGATGAGAAGAACAATAAAAAAACAAACACTTAAGTTGCTGTTTCTGTTAGACGAATTCATAAACAAAAGCAGTTACTTCTACATGAGAGACACTTTAGCGATCACAAAAAAAACCGTTAATTTAAAAATGGAAAACAAAACAGGAGCGTCTGCTGAGAGATTAGAAAGATTCATAATGGGCATTCACGCTAGAGACAAAAGGATCAGGGTTTTTAATCATTTTAAGCAACTAAAGACAGATGGCAAAAGAAGAAACTCCCAACGGGATAGAGTTTGAATTTGAACTAGGAGAACAATCAGGAGCCAGGTATTACTTAATGCCTGGTACTCATCAGAACACTAAAGCTATGATTAAAGAAGCTAAAGAGTATTTGAGAGAAAATTTTAATGTAGTAAACATAACTGTAGAAGCAAATATCTACAGTAAACAAAAAGGAAAAGTATCATGAGTGCAGTAGAACTAGAAAAAGCAAAAGACTTGCTTAGAAAAGCAGGTTACTATGTAGATAATTTATGGTCAGTAGATGACGTAATAGGTAGGTACGATTGTGATGAAGAAGACGCTCAAGAAGTGTTAGATAGAGCATTACAAAACGAAAGTGTAATGAATTCTATATGGGGTTCTATAGATCATCACGCAGAAGAAATGGAGTTGCAAGAGGTAATAATTAAACAATACAACAACAATGATAATTAGATTTAAAGAAGTAGACGAAGCTTATCTTAAAACACTGTTTTACTACGTGCCAAAAGCAGAATACGATTTAGTGTCTGGATTGAAATTTCCAGTTACCGACGCTGAGATGATAAAAGCAAAGAAAGCAGGATTCATGCCGTATCACGGAGTTAACATATCAGTAGACTTGATTGAAGAAAATCCAACAGAAGAAGCTATTCTTTTTGGACAGAATTACATGGACCTTCTTGATTCTTTGTCGAGCAAGTTCATTCACTCGAAAGACGTTGTTGATGCTTTGTATCCTGGAATAGTTCTAGGAAAAAACGTATTGCTTTATGGTAGGGGTGGACACGGCAAGTCAGAGATGACTGAGCATTTCCTTGAGAAAGCTAAAGAACTTGGTATGATTAGTTCAGAGCCGTTTGTACAAGCTCTTGGAGAAGGATTAACTGAAGAGGCTTTGTTTGGTGGATTGGATATGAAACTATTCCTAGACAAGGAGACTGGAACTGGAGAATACGTATACTTAGTAGAGAATAGCTTCATGAACCATGAGGTAGTTGTATTCGAAGAATTGTTCGACGCTCCTGCAGCTATATTGTTGTCTTTGAAAGATATTATGACTTCAGGATACTTCAGAAAAGGAAAGCAGAAATTCAAGATTAAAACAAAAGTAATAATAGGCTTGACTAATAAATCTAAAGAGGATTTCTCTGAAGACGAAAGCCTGGAAGCGTTCTCGCAACGATTTCCGATAACTAAGAAGGTTGAATGGGATACTTACAGCAAAGTTGATTTCATAAACCTATTTGAAAAAGTGTTTGACAAGGACTCTACTTTCTATAAAGACAACAAGATAAAGTTTTCCGACCTAGCTAGCATCATAGAGTTGAATAATGCAGTTGGGACAAGTTTTGTTTCACCTAGAACTGCTGTTCAAGCGGCTCAACTGTATGCATTTGGATCATCACTAGATCTTGTTTCTGACATAGACAAGGATATTGTTACAAAGTACTTTAAAGCCAATAAGCAAAGCGAGCAAGTTCAAGCATCTGTTAAAATTCTTGAGAAAGCAAAGGCTTATTTTCAAGTAATACAAGACTCTTGTAGATCTGTAGATGGAGGCGAAGGAGCAGAAGTGGAAGATGAAGTATTGCGTATGTTAGGAGGCGATAGCACTAATTTTGGAGTGGAAAGAACTCTTGATCAGAAAGATATTGATACAGTTAAATTATCAATAAATAAATTAGCGTGGTTGCAAGTGCATTTAAAGTCAACACCTAGCTTAACAGAACACACTCAAGAAAGACTTGAGTTCTTCGAGAAGACATCTGTTTTCAAAAAGAAATTAACTAAAATAATAGCTTAATTATGGGAAGTTTTTCAGTTAGATTGACCAATGAAATAAATGTGCCTGGCATGAAACACATAAACGAGTTAGCTATGGAGAAGAATATCAACTTCTCTGAAGCTTTCACGGTGGCTCCGGATATTCTTAAAGACCTGTATTACATCTTCATGAAAGAGCGTGATCTTGGGTCTGACTTTGTTAAGTCTGAACATATTCTTAGCAGAAAAATTATCGAAACACAAGTGCTGGGCAGAAAACTAAGTTCTAGCGAAAATGATTATTATCGATTTAACCTTAACTTTCTGTCCAAGGTGAATATAGAGGAGATTCTTGGATTTTCTCCAATGGACAAGGCTTTGAATGTAATCATGTACGCAACTAAGCTTTCGAAAGAGAATGGTAGATACGATTCTGTCGGAACCGTTAATGAAGAGATGGACGAAGTGGATGATATTTCTCTAAATAAATCTATTAAAAAATTCTCTAATCCGGAAAGTAGATCTGAAGAGGGAAGTGTTGAGCTTTCTAACGACTTAACGTCGTGTGTTCGTGAATTTTTAAGTGATTTGTCTCCAGAGATACTAAACATCTACGGAGTTAACAACAAATTAGACATGCCTATTAACTTAAAAATCTTCAAAGACATTAAGATTAAGGCGTACTTAGAGAATAAACTTGGAATGGAAGAGACGAAAGAAATGAAAGTTATCGAAGACGCGTCCTCTAAGAAGAAGAAGCACATGAATATGACTTCCGTATCAGATCTTTCTAAAGTAAGTAAAGTTAAATTGGCTATGCCTGATTTCAACATTAAGCTAGCTAAAAAAGAGCTTATAGTGAACAAAAAAGTATCTCCAGTAACGAAGAAACAGATGTTTACTATGTTGCTCGATGACTCAGGTTCTATGCAATGTGTGCAAAAACAGACTTACGTTAGAGCTGTACTGTTAAATCGCCTTGAGCCTGTAGTAAAAGGACACGCTACTTTAGTGTTTTACTTATACGAATCAGGTAGGTACAACAAGAAAACGGTTAATACTGCTGCAGAGTGTAGAGCGCTTTACGAAGAGATTTGCACAAGAATACCTAACGGAGGTGGAACTAACATTGGAGCGGTACTACAGGAAACTGTAAACGAAGTGTGTGCTATTCCAGGATATCATAGCCCAGAAATCATGATAGTTTGTGATGGTGATGACTATATCGACCCTAAAGAGGTAGACTGTAAAGGAGTTAAGATTAACGTAGTTGCCCTAGGTAACAGCAATCAAGGGTTAAAACAAGTTGCTATTGACTCTACTGGTTGGTACACGGAAGAGCGTATGTACTAATAATCTTACAAATAATTTAATAATGTATTAGTTATGACAAGAAAATTTATAAAAAAAGCATCATTCAACAAATGGTCTTTTGAAAAGGTGAGTAGAATATCTGTTTCTTATTTAGAAACAAATGGAAAACTAAAAGTAAAGAGCTTTACTAAGTCTGTTTTCATAGAAAGTAGTAACTCAAAAGCTTTAGAAACTATGTATGAACAATACGGAATAAATAACGTTGTCTTTCTTGTTGCTGTAAAAGACAAGTTTGAAAGACTTGTAGTTAGTTAAAAACAAGTAAAATGACAACAAAAAACATTCAAACAATGATTTCACTAGTTGAGCTTAAGTTTGGTGTAATGTCAAATGAATGCTTAATCAGCAGAATTAAAGAAGAATTTGATGTCAGCATTAACAACGCTGACATCTTAAATCTTCACATCGATCTAAGTGAATTAGAGATTTCAAACAAACAAATAAATAGCTATGACGGATATAGTGAGTATCGACAGGAATTTATTGATTATTAATGCGCTTACACTTGGAGAATATCACTTCTTGAGCCTTAAAAATACAGATATGCCTTTGTCTATTGAAGATAAACTAATCTGCGGTAAAATCAATGAAAAGTATCTGGAAGACTGCGGATTCATCAAGATAACAGAACAAGGCATAGTCTTAAGACAGAAAGCTAGGGAGATGTTTCAAAACCCAAGAGATAACTTCTACAGGTTCTTATCTACGTTTCCAATTAAGACTCCAAAAGGAAGGTACTTGTCTCCAGTAGGGACAACAGGAGTCGCCGTTACTGCTTTGCATACTAAATGGAACAGGCTCTTTAAAAAGAATCCTATTGTTGAGAACAAAGTTATAAGAGTGCTTGAAGCTGAGATGGCTTACAGGAGAAAAGAGAATAACATGGAGTTCATGTCAGCTTGTGAAGCATGGTTAAACGGAGCTTTCTATGAGAAGTATGAGTATCTCCTTGAGGATGAAAAGGCTACAATAGCTTCAGAATATAATGACCTTATGTAGAAAAATAAATGGGCTTATATAGTAAAAAACTAAAGCGATGCTTTACCTTTGCCGTCCCGATAAACTTTTCTACAGGTTAAATTAATTACTTAAAAACAGTAAAATGATAATAAATCAAACGATCTATAAGAAAGATTCAGCGGGCAGAGTAAGGTTCTTACACCTTAGTCATGAGGACAATTTCGTAGTACAACGTTCAGGTGTTGTAGGTACAGATAACGTAGTAGAAAACAGAAGTGCTTGTACCGCAAAGAACGTAGGGAAAAGCAATGGAACTTCCGCAAATTATCAAGCGATGTTAGAGACAAGGGCTAAACTTGACGAGAAATTAAGGCTTGGCTATTTCTACACGGAAATTGAAGCTATGGAAAAAGGAGGAAAAGATTTCTTATTACCAATGCTGGCCAAAGACTACAAGAAGGAATTCAAGAAAGTAAAGTACCCTTGTTACGCACAACCTAAACTTGATGGTATGCGTGCATTAGGTTCTGATGAAGATGCACTTGTATCTCGAACAGGTAAAGTCATAGACACAATTAAACACATAAAATTCAATGGTCTTGGAGAAACTGTATTGGACGGCGAGCTATATGCCCACGGAAAATCATTCCAAGAAGTAATGCGATTGGTTAAGAAGTATCGTCCGCTCGAAACAGAAACTGTAAAGTATCACGTTTACGACTTGATTATGAACGCTCCATTCAATGTAAGATATTTAACTCTTGCTCGTATCTGTATTGACAATCCTCATTTGGATTTGGTAGAAACAGTTAGGGTCAATAACGAAGCTGAGATGCTTGAGTATCACAAGAAAAACATTGCTGCAGGTTACGAAGGAACTATGATTCGTCACGGAGAGTCTGGCTACGCTGTAAACAAACGCAGTTCTGATCTACTTAAATATAAAGACTTCTTAGATGAAGTTTATCTAATTGTAGATGTAGTTCCTTCTGAATCAAGACCTGAGCAAGGAGTAATTAGATGTTTTTGTTCAAGAACTGGACAGTATTTTAATACTGGAATGAAGTTTAGTCATGCTGAAAGAGAAGAGATTCTGGTTAATAAATCTAAATACATAGGTCAAACAGCAGAGATTAGATTCTTTGAGTTTACTGAATCTGGTATCCCAAGATTCCCAGTGTGTCACGGATTCAGACTAGATAAATAAGTTATGGACCATAAACTTGAAAAAATCAACAAGGAACTTGTGGACACATTGTTTCAAAATTTCAATAGATATGTTGGAAGACAGCCTGCTTTAAATAGAGAAGAGCTTTTAACTGAGTATAAAATTCTCACCAGAAATTGCCTTGACTTATTCGGACAACATGTATCTGAATCACAAAAAAAAGCTTGCGCCAAGAGAGTCCATACAATCCACTCGTCAGCGAAACGAATAGTGTTAGATACGCCTAGTGTAACTTACGAAGATCTTCCTTTTTAATTTAAAGAACAATTATGTATAACGTACAGAAAAGGGTAGACGACTACCACAAGAACAGGGATGATGTACTATCAGGAAGAAAAGTTAATATCCCTTTCTCAGGACTAAGTAAGTTGATTAAATATATTCCTGGAATCATTCCAGGAATCATGTATAAAATCACTAGCGGTTCTGGAGCAGGTAAGACTCAGTTCGCCAAGTTTGCATTTGTTTATCAGCCTATACTTTTTGCTATTAAGTACAATGTGAATTATCATGTATTGTATTTTGCACTGGAAGAATCTAGAGAGGAGTTTATCGATAGCTTATTCATACATGTTCTGCAAAGAGTATTCAAGGTAAAAATAGACAGATTTGCACTTAGTGGAAATGGACCCGTGATGCTTACTAGTTCCGAACTAGCTTTTGTTGAAAAGGCTAAGTATATCGTGAACTCTATTATGGATCACATTACCGTAATCGACAACAGATACAAGCCTACAGATATGTACAACGTCTGTAGAGCATTTGCTGAAGACCATGGTAAGTTCACTATTAACGCAAAAGGCAGGGAGATTTACACTAAGAACGATCCGAGTCAAATCGTATTGACTATTACAGACCATATAAGCTTGATAGAAGAAGAATTTGAAGCAGAGACTAACAAGTATCTCGACAAAGGTAAATCGATGGCTAAATGGCACACACACTATCAAAGAAAGATCATTACAAAGCAATGGGGATGGGCGGCATTAAATGTCCAACAGCAAAGTTTAGATAGCGAGCAACAGGTATTTACCAATAAAGGTGAAACCGTGATCAATAAGCTATTACCGAGTATGGATGGATTAGCAAACAATAGAGAAATCGCTAGAGATGATTATGTCATCTTCGGATTGTTTGCTCCAGAACGATTTAAAATCGACAAGTACTTAGGCTATAACATTTGCGATCCCGCTACAGTTAGTGACAACTTCTACGACAACTTCAGAGCAGTGACTTTGATTAAAAATAGATTTGGTACGCCAAATAAAACATTGCCACTCTATTTCGATGGTAGTTACAACTTCTTTGAAGAACTACCAGACAGGTCGGACGCAGCTTTACTAAGAGAATTTATAGACAGAACAAAAATTTAAACAAACAAATGGGAAAAAACAAAAAAAACGCCGTGTTAACTAAGTTAGTTAAAAACACATTTAAAGACGCTAAAGATAAACACATCTTTGAAGCGGAAACTATCTTCGGAACTGTATTGGACGACTCAATCGGTATTTTACTTTCTGCTAACGAAGACGTTTCTAAAATGGTCTTGCAAGTAGGAAAGATCAATATTAATCTAAACGTAGAGTCTCTTGATTTTTTAATTAAGTCCCTAGTTACGCTTGGAGCTATGTTGGCGTCTGAAGGAGACAATGCTTTTAGAGAGAAGCTTAATCGCGACCAATCTTCAGCTCACGAAGGCGAAGAAGGTATATCTTTCTCAAGAATTAAGTCTAAGAAGAAAAACGAAGATGACTTGATTGAGGGTGCTGATTTAATCGCTAAACACACCGATAGACTGATCAATGAAAACGTAATCAAAGGAGGAATTAAAGATTCTGATATCGAAAATAAGAGACGTGTTGCAGAAAGAGCGATTGGCTTAGTTACTAAGCTTTGCAAGAAAGTAGAAAATGATCTTCTTCTCTTAATAAGCAGAGGCATTAGTATTGCTGATTCAGACATGAACTTTATAGACAAATCTATAAGTCTTTGTGAGGCTGAGCTTGAGAGAGTTAAAACATCAAATACCTCATTAGAATTATCAAGAATGCCTTTTGAATTATCTAGGCTTATGGGAAAAGTTGCATCTATTCACAAAGAAAGCTTCGTTCACTTCACGGAAGAAGAGCAAAAAGAAATAGTAGAAAATATGTATTCAATGGTTAAAAACGTAGATGCTCTTGAAGAACCTTTGACTTCTGATAATTTAGATTTAGATGACAAGGAAGCTGTAGACGACTTCCTGGACTCAATGCTTAAAAGGGACAAGGTTAATACCGAGTCTAGCGTAGCATCAATCGAAGAAGGAGTAATGGAAGAGGTTGTTTCGAAACGAGATGTGGTAAAAGATATTCCAAAACAATCTATTGACAAAGAATCCCAAGAGATTGAAGAGTACTTAGAACAAGCGGAAAACACTCCAAACGATGATTTCGACACTATGCTTTCGGGAAACTCAGGTTTGTTCAACATAGAAGATGAATTGTTTGCTGGAGATGCAGAAGAGCAAGAATGTTTAGATATCGAAGCTATTGAAGCTGATACACATGGATATGCTAATTGGGAGGACGATAATGCAACGCCGATACATGAAGCTGAAGATGATGATGAAGATGATGATGAAGATGAGGAAAGCGACTTCCTTCAACGCATGTCTGATCTTGAAGGACTGCTTACTGGAAACTTTGAAAAGCTAGAGGAAGAGGTTCCTACGTTTGAAAAGATAGAGCAATTGAGAGTGGAGCATGGAGAGTTGGCTGCAAAAGAGTATGTATCATCATTATCTCAAGAACAACGTGAGTATTTGGTAAAGGAGAGAATGGAGATGAAACTTGCCGCATCTCAATCGAAGCTAGAATCTTAAATCTAACAAATCAAATTAAAACTACTATGAAGAAGCTTAAATTTTTAATGATGTCGATTTTAGACTTGTTTTTTACTACAACTCCAACAAAGTTAAGCACTCCTGATATCAATGACCTCCAGGTAATCGCAGAAGACGTTTCGGAAGAATGTTTGTCGGATATCTGTGTTGGAAATACTAAGGAGAGGCTGAATAGCATTGGTATTGTCGATACATCCTCTAAAGAAGCAGAGGACTATTTGTCTAGAGATAAGATAGATTACTCGGACATTGAGTTTGAGTCAAAGGTTAAGTCTGATCTAGACGCTAAAGAACAGAAGAAGCGCAGAAGACTTCACTATAAGCTACACACCACTGCAGGAGTTGTTATATACGAAGGAGTTCATCTTAGAAAGTTCCTAGCAGGAACCAAGGTTATTTACCCGTTTAGTTACAAATGCGCGTACAGATTCGCTAATAAATACCAGAACGACAAAGTGTTTAAAGAAAGGTATTTAATCAGTTTTGAAGAAAAGAAAATTAATATTAATCAAGGAGAAGTCCTTCAAAAATCTTAAATATGTCAGATTTTTATAAAATCCTGGTTGTTGGACAATCAGGTAAAGGAAAAACCTATGGCGCTAGAACTTTAGATGCGCTAACTACTGGGTTCGTTAATGTAGAAGACAAGCCTCTTCCGTTTAAAAACCACTTCATGAACCACACCAGATGCGTAAGTACTTCGGAAGCTAAAGAAGCTATTAGAAAGTACGCAACTGATCCAAACATCAAAGTAATTGTCATCGACAGCTTGAGCGGATACATGGAGACGTTGCTAAGAGAATGTAGAGCGACTAAGAAGAACTTTGATATCTGGAATCTCTATAACGAGGAAATCGGAAAGCTGTTGAGTTACATTAAAAGCATTCAGAAAGAAGTAATCATTATGGCTCACTATGAGATGTCAGAAAACGAAGGTGACAACGAAAAATTCGTAAAAGTTAAAGGAAAAGAGTGGAAGAATCTCATTGAAAAAGAGTTCACCATTTGCCTTTATGCCGATAGAAACAAAGACGATAAAGGAGTTGTTCACGCATGGCTAGATCTATCTCTTGACGCTTCATCCTCAAAATGCCCACCAGATATCTTTGGCGAAGGAGTGAACAGAATCGACAACGACTATCAGTATTTAGTAGAAAAAATCGCAGAATTTGCAGGACGTTAATTAAAAACTAAAGCTAGGCTTTACAAAAAAACAAATATGAAAAACTTGATTTTCCCAAAAGGGACAGAAGTAGGCGTGATCTTTTCAAGGATGAAGAAGGTTATTGAACATAGGTTCATCGTGGATGAAGATTGGTCTGATGAAGTAAAAAGGTCTTTATTAATGAATATCGATTATCAGAACAGCAAAGACTTATCAGATATGGAGAACAAACAAGGTCTTGTCGATTTTGAAAACGCAAGTATCGTTGAAATTCAAGACGCAAGTATTGAAGAATTTAGCAGCGAAGTCGTTCAAGGCACTATTGTTTATCAAGGAGAAGAGTATCAATTCTCATTAGAGAAAAAGTAAATAACCTTCAGAAGAGGTTGTTTTAAAAAAAAACAAAAATCAATTATTAAATATTAAAATTAAAAATTATGGAATTCGGTGTACCAAAAAGAAGAGAAGCAGGTTCAAGTAAAGAAAAGTACGAAAATGTTGCAGTGCTTACAGTTTCGGAATTTAAAGGAAAAGGAACAGGGAGAACTATCTCTTTAAACGCAAAAGCAATTGAGGGTTTAGGGATAGATTTTGAAAACCCTGAAGTGTTGATTTCATTTTCATTTGACAAGTTAGCGAGCAGAGTGTCTATAGCTAATACCACAGGTCTTGAAGGAATGTCTGGAGTTAGATTAGCTAAGACATCTAAATCAGTCTCTGATAAGTCTTATTTTGAAGCTATCAAGTCTAATTTCAATGTAAAAGTAGAAGATTCTGCTGAGTTTTTATTAACTGAAACTGGAGGAGAATTCAATGGACAAAAAGTACTTTCATTGTCGTTAATGGGTGCTGTTGATATTATGAACGAAACCGTAAGCGAAGCTGTAGCTGAAACTAATCCTGAGATCGCTGATGTAATTGTAGCTCCTTCTGGAGTTCTTATAGAAGTAGTTGCAGACGAAATCCCAATAGAGCACATAATGGAGCAATCGGCTATTCAATCTGAAGCTGAAGCTGAAATCGAAGTTGAAAACGCATTTGTTGAGCCAGTACTAGAAACAGTTCAAGACGAAGCGAAAGCAGAAAGCGATTTCTTCGCGGGATTTAACTAAAGCAAGGCTTTATAATCCAAACAAAATCCGCCAGGTGTAACAGCCTGGCTTTTTAAACTTAAAAAAAATAAATAACAAAAAAAACACAATCATTATGATGAATTTTTCAGAACAAAGAGAAGACAACACAGTATCAAGAAAAGTATTTTTAGGAAAAAGATCTTTCAAGATCGCAGCGGTAAACCCAAGCGAGGATTGGTTAAAAGAGAATAAGTTCTACATTAACGAGAATGAATTCGCTAGAGTCGGAACAATGCAAACTAAGAATAAGGCTGATGGTGTTAAGAATAGATTTGCTAAGATAGACGTGTTTGTTAAAGACGTATTCGATGGTCCAGACAGCCCGTTTTTCAAAGTTAGCTACATGTTACAAGAGCGTTACAACATGAGCAATGATGGATCTAAATGTCAGATCATTAACAAGTATGGCAACACTCTTTGGGTACCTACAGCAGAGGCAAGAACCCTTACGATCTCTCATCCTTTTATCGGCGACTCTGTATACGTACTTGACGGCATTAAACCTTGTTTAGTTGGAGAAGAAGCTTTAGTTGGTTTTATCAGAAGCTTAAGAAATCTGAATAACGTAAGAGATACTACAAGTCAAGAAGATAGAGCTAAGTTAGCCAGTATGTTTGACAAGAAGGATTTGGACAAGATGTTCTTAGGAGACTTCAAGGATATTAGCGCTTTGCTGAACCATGGAGATACTACAGTAGGTTTCTTGCTTGGAGCTAAGACTAGTGACAAAGGAAGTGTTTACCAAGATTTCTACAAAGAAAAACCACTTAGACCTTATGAGGTTAAGTCCGACAAAGACAGTTATCTTATAGATAAAGTCAATAAAGAACAGGCTGCATCTAGATATTCTAGTACGTATTTTGACTTGCAAAACCTTAACTTTAGAGAGTACGTTTCAACTAATGACGCTACTAAACCTACAGATAAAGAGGATTTATTCGCAGGTAGCTCAGTGAGTAATGGACTTGGGTTTGGTGCAGCAGAAGCAGCCGATCCTTTTGGACCAACTTCGGGTGGATTCGGTTCTAGTCAAGAAACTGTAACAGGTCCTAAAGAAGTAACTAGACTTGAGCCTGAATACACTATGGAAGGCGAAACAGACGACCTTCCTTTTTAATTTTTAATTAATTTACAAAAAGTAAGCATCAAGTATACATAAAGTCTACCTTTGATGCTTACTTCTTTTAAAAAACAACAAACAATGGAGCTATCCAAGAGTCTACTGCCAGTTACGGCGGAAAACGTCCAGTCCTTCGTGTCTAATGTAAATATATTTCTAAAGTATTCAGACGCTAAGTTTAAATTTAATACGCCGTTTAGCTCTCCTTTCAGGAACGACAAGAACCCTAGTTTTATAGTTTACGAAAAAGGATTCTTCGTTGACTTTGCTACAGGAGAAAAAGGTAATGCCATTACATTTGTAATGAAGCTGAATAAAGTAAATTTTAATGACGCTTTACTGATGATAGTAAGAGACTTTTCCCTAACAGCTGAGTTTAACTACTTTGACTCTAGTAAGATATCCTCTAAAAAGGCTGATTTCAACAATCCAAGGAGTAATATATCTGTTTCTGGAAATGTAGATATAAACGTAACAAAAAGAAGCTTTAATAGTAATGACTACGAGTATTGGAGCCAGTACAATCTAACCGAAGAAGATTTAAGATTCGCGAATATAATCCCGATTAGCCACTTCTTTATTGGCTTAAAAATGTTTATAGCAGAAAAGCTTTCTTATGCTTTCTTAGAGCGAAAAGACGGAGATGTAACCATCAAGATCTACCAGCCTAAAAGCTCTTGTTTGAAATGGATAAATAACAACAACGGTTCTGTTTGGGAGATGTGGGAACAACTGCCACGTAAAGCTGAAACTGTAATTATCACTTCCTCAAGAAAAGATGCTCTCTGCATAATCAAGAACCTTTCACTAGCGTCTACAGCGTTTCAATCAGAAACAACAACTCCAAAAGAATCAGTAATGAGTGAGGTTATAAACCGATTCACTGACGTTTACATACTAATGGACAACGATTATGATAAAGAAACGAATTGGGGGCAAAATGCTGCTCAAAAACTAATACGTCGCTTTAGTAATGTGATTAATTTAGTCATACCTGAAGAAACAGGATGCAAGGATTTTAGCGACCTGTGTTCTAAACACGGTCATCAAGAAGCTTCTGAGATCTTAATGAGAGTGATTTTAAAATCTAAAGAAGAACAGCTATGCTCGTAACTGAAAAGACCCTTGTTATTAAAATGCCTTTAATCACACACATAGCTTATACGCAAAACAAACTTGCGCCTGATAAGTTTATGAAGATCAATGGCCAGCATATTTACGACGGGACTATGCACAGATTTAAACGAGCAATTGTAGTAGAGAACATGCACTACTACTTTGTGTATAATATACCGGATGAGATGTTAAATCTTAACATTCAAAAGGTAAAAAGCATTGCCTACATCTTTCACACTGTAATCAACCATGGTAACATACGTCGTATAAAGGGCGTAAGGAGCTGGAAGAAAGCAGCTAAAGATTATGTTCCAAACTGGGACATTGAAAATCTCTCAAGTATTTGGATCAAAACAGGTAACGACTCTCTTTCAATCGCTAAAGTAATTTCAGACGACAACATAGGGGTCATTCAAAAAGTAATGTACGGCTTCAATGAGGTTGAAGACATAGACGATTTAGAACTAGAAATAATTATCAAATATTAATGAAATAAAAAAAACAAAAATGAGCGAAGACAGAATAAACGGAGTGGAAACTAAAAACACAGAAGTAGAAAAGGCTCAAGGAATGACAGTTGAAGTTATGAGGATGAACGAGAAGGAATACAGGGCGTATCCTGCAGTATCTTACAGTAGGCTTAGTGATATCGAGAAAGTTGGAATACTTGCCGTAAACGCAAACGTAGCGAGTATTGGAAAGCTAAGAGGCGTTGTATTGGGAAGTATAACTGACGATGTTATTAGCAATAGGTTGTCAGGCATTCCTGACTATGTAAAAACAGTAGATAAAATCCCTGGAAGCGGAACTATTACTGAACTGGCAATTGAGTCTATTGTTGAGAAACTTTCCTTCACAAACTTTATGGGCATCGACAAGGATATACTAGAGCATTTTTTAGGCTCTGGAGGATTCATGAAGAACGGAATGACTTCAGCTAACTTTCACGGAAAACTAGCGAACTATCAAGAGTATATAAACGCTTTGAAAGCTGCTGATGCTGACACTCAAATTATAACGAGGTTTGACTTAGCTATCACTAAAAAAGCAATTCTAAGACTTAAGGCTATTTATATTTTTAGCGATTCATTTCAAAATAGCAGCAGTAGACAGGTTGTTTTTCAGAGGAAGTTTTTAGCGAAAGTTAACGGCGTAGAGATCAAGTGCATGCTTGATGCAATAGACATTAATCACGACAATAAAACTATAACTCCAATTGACATTAAAACTGGAGTTATGACTGACGGAGACTTCTATTCTTTTTATAACCAAGCGTATCTTAAATACAACTACTACATACAAGCAGGGCTGTACAGAAAGATTCTAGTTGAGTTTTTTAAGAATGTCACCAAATACAAGGATTACGTCGTAGAGGATTTTATGTTTATTTATTCCAGCACTAATCCTAGAAATGGACTATCGATACAGGAACTATTTATTCACTCTATAAATAAGAAGATGTATTTGGAGTCGTTCAAAGGCTTTACACACTACTATCGCGGCGATAATTTCATTAAAAAAGGTATAGGTGAGTTGCTTAGGTTTTACAAAGACAACAAGACTCCAGACGCAGTATCAGCAACGAAGTGTGAGGCGATAGCATAGTCTTTTTTAAGGCAAACAAAACAGATAAAAAATAATCATTTTGCAAGATTCTGATATCATTCTTAATAAATCCAAAACGTATCTCCTGTACTACTTCGCAGAGACATTAAAAATATCCAATTTTCACCTACTAAAGAATACTTACCTGTATTTCGAAGGAGAATTAAAAATATGTTTTCTGTACTTGTACTCAGGAAAGAAGAGTTTTACGGACTACGAAAGAAGCTTAGAACAAAACGAACATTACTGCAAGACAGTAGACGTGTCAAGAGACAAGGTCTTATTCGTCATGAACGTTCCAGAAGAACTGGAAGATATAATACAAACATTTTTAGAAGGAAGGTATTCAAGACTTCCTGACATAGCCGGATTAATCAGTTTTCTAAAAGTAAACTATGGCGCTGGAGAGGATTCAAAAATCATAAGAATAATAAGAAAAGACGAAGCGTTAAAACTAGAAATAGAAGAGCAGTTGAATGTAGTTATTGGAGATTTAGACTTATCGTCGCCGCCAGAGTTCTTTAAAGAAAACTTCACAAAAGAACTTTATGAAAAAACAACAAAACATGATGATATCGAAGAAGCTGGTGATATACAAGACCCAGACGCTTCGAAAAGGAGTGGTGAAAGTGCCTAGTTATTTGATTGACATGGTTCTAATTGATAATAAAATTTTAATGCTTAAGAGCGAAAGCGTAACGATAGTTAGACTCGACAAGAAGAACATTGAAAAACACATTAAATACGTAGAATCAAGAAAGTATAGCGGAAAGCTGTACAAAGAAGACATTGAGTATCATTTAGTTCAGATAGACACACTGATAAACAAAAAACCCTTGGCACAGGAAGTTGCTATTTAGAATATGGCTTTAAATCCAAAAAGAATGGCTGTTATCTGTCACAAGATAGCAGCCTTATCCTATCTACTTGCAGAGTCATTTGACGAATTGAATCCAGAAATGAAAGACGATCATTCGTTAAAAGCGAAGTGTAATGAAATGTCAGATGCCTGCCAAAAGATAGTAAACAATCTATTCGACGTAGATGAATTAAGGTCTGGAACATACTTGCAAGAACTATCTACAAAAGTAGACACCTGTATCAGAAAGAATTACATCCACATACCAATGGATAAAAATTAAGAATTAACCAATTAAAACAATTGAAAATGCCAGAATTTGAACAAGAATTTAAAAAGTATTCAAGAAAAGGATTAAGTGAAATGAGGCCTTTCGCCTTATCTGAAGACATGTCAACAATAAGCGTGTCTGCGGAAGACTTAAAGCTTAAAACTCTTATTGGAGGATATGTTGCCCGTAATCCAGTAAATCACGCTGACCAATGGTATGTTTCTAGAGATTATTTTATCGCTAATCTACAAGAGTTTACAGAGCCTATTGAAGTAATAGTTTCTGACGAAGGTGAGAAGTCACTTGGAAATACTGACGCAAACGGCGCTAAGAAAAACGTGAAAGACATCGTGTTCTTTGGAGACGGAGATACTTTTAGATTGATTTCTAAAGCGTCGTCTAAAAAAGAGGGCTGGATGAAGAGTACTAAAGCAATGCAAATTCACGGTGTTGGATGTGTTATTCAAGTAACGACTCAACAAGGAGATAATGTATCTGAAGCTTTGACATTTGTTCCTGGAGTTAAGATTTACCAATCAACCTTTGAAGGTACAGATGAAATTTACAGACAGATAACAGCTATTTAGTCATGAGCCCCTACTCACCTAACTCTGCGGAACTTGAGCATTTTAGATTCTGCGTAAGTAAAGAAATTAAGATACTATCTATCTGTAGAGCTAGTGAGTTTGGCGATTCATTTCATTTAACACTTCATAATCCTGATGGATCTATGTCGTATTTCTTGACTGATTTTAACAAGCCGGCAACACCAGCAAATAGAAAAGTCTTCACAGAAAAAGATGCTTATGTTCAGATGTTTTCAATATACAAAGAATTTTACATGAGAACTAATAATATAAAAGAAGCTGTTATAGCGGAAGTAAAAATTGCTGACGCTAAGAAACTAGAGCCTAAGCCGAAGAAAGAGGTTAAAAAGAAAAAAGCAGACAAGGATTGGATTAATTTTCCTTATAAAGAAATCGATTTATTTGAATTAATAGAGATATGCGAAAAAGAACAGATGACGTAGTTGTCAAATGCACTGATAAAAGACTCATGTCTACGCAAGATCAGAGAGATTCTATATACAGAATGTTCTTTGGACCTTACGAAGCGGAGTGGAGAGATGAAAAAGGAATAGTAGACAATAGAGACTCAGAAATAGCCAAGAGGCTAAACCTAAACGTTATGTCGGTTTCCTTTGTCACAGAGAGAATATCAAGAGAACATTTTGAAAACATTGTTAAACTAAATAACAAACCATGAGTAAAATAGAACAAGAAAGTAAAGACAGTAAAGAGAAGATCTTATCTGACATTATGAACAACGCAAAGTCAGGAGTTTTTGACGAGACGGTCTCACTCGTAAGGGGTTGTTTGTACTCCACAGAGAATCAACACATACTCGGAATATCATCTTCAATAGAAGCATCGATATCCTTAAAGGCATTTATAGACGCGTGTAAGAACCATAAAGATTCTAGACACCCTGTAGATTACATAGTAGCTTCTTTTGTTGGGAACATTGCTATAGAACAGTGTGATGGACTTGGCAAGATGAGTAAGGAAGCTAGAGACAAGGCTATTAATGAATCCATTAGAACGCTAAACGAAAAAGAAAGAGAAAAAACCCTAATGATCTTTGTTCTTAGCGAGGGCGAAGTTGAATTAACAGCTTACGGAGTAATAGAATCTACCTCTAGAAATAAAACATCTGTTGTGATCTCTCCTGAGCCAATATACTCAAAAAAAGGAAAGTCTACTGGCGAGAGCGCGCTTGGAACCGTAGGCTTAAAGAACTTTTTTGAAATGTCAGAATCGGAGAGAAGCACATTTGAAGAAACTGGTTTATCTTACGATGGAGTGTTCGACTTAGACACTAAAGTATTTAAGGAAAATAAAGAGTTTAACAAATTAAAAGTAAAGTCAAAAAAGAAAAAGAAAAAGAAAACAAAATTTGGGTACTAATGGTGCTTGGAGGTGTAAAGCCTGAACGGAAAGAGTAATTAAACTTATTTTGAGCAATATAATATCTAAAAACAAAAAAACGAAATGGATACAGCTAACGTTGTATAAAAACTGCTTTAACGATGGAGACGACGTGCATTTAGGCTTTAAGCATAAGGGAATTTATTATTGCTTAACTCACACTAGATCTCCAATATTAATACCTAAAAAGTACCTTAGAATGAATCATACTAGAGACGATCCTGGATATATAGCAGTGTCTATAGGTACTCCAACGCCAGTCAACCTAACCAATATGAGGATTTCTAAGTTATTTTTTTACAATCAATTTTTAAAAAATAAACGAAGTGTCGAGAACGATAAGGAGTAAATACACTAAAGGCAAATCGGTTTCCAAGCATTGCAGGAATTCAAGTGGAAGATGCCTGTACTGCTTAGGGAACAGGCTTTACAAAAACTTAAGAAGAATGGTAACATTAAAATCTGAATAAATGGAAGCACTTGATATATCTATCGAAACAGGAATACCTTACAATAGGGTAAAAGCCAGGGCTGTTAGGCTTGGTATAAACACATCTGGACACTTATCGAAAGACCAAATAGAATCTTTATCTATAGACTTCGAAAAAGGATTTGCAATAGTTCCAAGTAAAATGAATTATAAAGACAAAAAGAAAGTGTAATGGGAATTTACGTAAAAAAGAAAACTAAGGAAGAGTACGTAACTTATAATAGAGAATGGCGAAATAACAATAAAGAAAGCGTGAGTCTCACGAATAAGAAGTGGTATGAGGCTAACAAGGAATTTTTAAAATTAAAAAGAAAGTTAAAAAATGAAGAGGCCAAGAAACTCTATAGACAATCAACATCAGCCAAAAAAAGCCTGACACGGTAA